TCTACGATAAGATTACCTATAGTAACCCTACCTGCAGTTTTAACGTCTCTATTGACGTCCCCATGAGCAACCTGGTCAATCTCAATATCTGGCAAAGTACAACTTTGGAATAGATAAGTATTGATAGGGTGTTTGGGGAACATGATGCTCCACAAGAATTTCTTCCGTGGGTTTTTTACTTTTGCTCCCATTGTGTTATGAGTTTATAAGTTATTACTTGTTTCTACGATTGATACTGCCTTAGAAGCTGCATCGATTACAATCTCCATAGTTACCTCTTGCATAGGAACTACATCCTTATACTTAAGGATAGCACGGTACTTACCCTGACGAGCATCTGCTTCGTTATTAACCGAAAGGTCATCCCAAGAAGTTGCATCTTGGTCACCCATCCAGGTATACTCGGTCATGGCATCTTCATCTACCAAAGAATCCAATGTGGGTTTAACTTCCAACCAAATTCTTTTCCAAGTTCCCCAAACGTTGGGTTCTTCCAAGTATTTGTTAAGTACTGGACGAAGGAACTTCTTCAAATACAAATTCAATCTTACGATTGAAAGGAATCTTTCTGAATCCTGTTTTACCTGAGAAGAGAAACAATGCCATAGCATAGTTTGTTTACCTGCATCGGGAGTATCTTTGATTACCATCTCATTGATATAATTCTGAGCAAGTGTGTTCAGTTCATTATATCGAGAAGGAGAACCATAATTTGGACATACGGGCCCAACTGCATCTCCAATAACTCCTCGGTTCATACCAGCAAAGGATTTCCAAGGACCATATTGAGTAGCAGAAGCATCTCCCAAACCTGCAATGGTACCTACTACATCAGAATCTTGAAGATTGCCGTTCTCATTGTAGTACTTAAGGCCACCTCCAAAGTAAGCAATGTACTTAGAATTACCCACGGTACCCAGACAAGCCTGTACCCAAGTAACCTGAGCTTTATAGTCTCTTGGTTGAGTACCCTGAGTGTAATGGGTTAAGTATTTTGGGACTTCTATATACAGTACCCATTCCATTAATTCTTTTGCCATATCTGCAGCAGCCTTATATACCTTGAGTACGTCAGCATCAGTAGTAAGGTGTTGAGAGATATGGGAAATGAATAATTGGTAAAAGTCAGTGTAGTCCCTTACTAAATCCAATGAAGCGATCCATTCATCAGCAGTAGGGTTAGAACCAGCACTACCTACAGTACCGGTAAATAGTTTCTCGGTATCGGAAGGAGCTGCTCCCCCAACTGTTACAGTAACGGCATTTTTTGTACCATCTACACTATCGGTAAGCCATTTTATTAAATTCTCAAAGGATGAACCAGCAACTACTACCGGTTTGATATACTCTGAGTTCTTAGCAAAGGCACTAAGAGCAAGGTAATCTACCGAAGTATTATTGTTATCATCGGCAGTTTTATAAGTTACTACCGGACCTTGTTCAAGTACCTGGCCATTGCCTGAATAGATTCTATAATACAGGGTATTGGATTGTTTATAGAAACCTACCTGGAAGGTATCAGTACTACCGATGGGGTCTCCATAACCTTTGGTTACCAATCCCAAACTATAAGTAGTTCCCCCAGAAGCAATGGTTATCAATGCTGCAGGAGTAGCAGGGTCTGGAGTAGCAGAAGCAGGTACTATACCTTCCTCTTCGGATTTAGCAACTGTTTTAGCTTTACCTGCAGTTGCAGCTACTGTACCTTGAGTAGCTCCCTTACCAAGCACTCGAATAACACGAAGCTTAGAACCACCTTGCAAAGCCTTTTCAATATTTGATACAGAACCATCGGGTACAATTTCAGAACCATAGATTCTTTGGAACTGAGAGAATGTAGAGATGATTTCTGATGGGTCATCATAAGGGCCCTTAGTAGTTCTAGCCAATACACAAGAAACTCCTAACATGGGAGTAGTTTGAAGAACATTGTTGTTCTTAAACTTAAAATCAACATGAGGTGAAGTTGGCATAATTCTATTGTGATTAAAGTTAATTACTCGTTTAATTTATACCCTAGAGTATTGTACCTATACCTTAGGTACTTTTAACTCTAGCATCTCATTTTCGTTTTGTTCTAACAATCCAATAAGAACCGATATATCCTTGATAGGTGTAAGAGTACCTTCTCCCAAAGCTTTTTCTGGAAGAATACCGTCCTTACATACATAGGTGTATACCTTCTCAAGTATACCATGCTCTACATCTGGATGATCATAATAATTACCAATTTCAATGAATAGGTTTCCGGTTGATGCAAGCCTGCCCTTGTCCCATTCCTCTAAATCATTGAAATAAGGTTTTATGTATCCTCTAGCAGGTAAGCTAGTATATAAGATTGTATGTAGTAATCTCATATCTGCTTGAGTTTGAGAAACTAGATGTACATCTATGGTAATATCTTTGGTTTCATAAGGAAACTCTGAAGCTTGGTAATTACCATCCTCAAGTTTATCACCAATGATGTATTTATTCACACCAATATCTCCAGCATAATAACCCTGTAGTTCTATGGTTATTCTTGGGAGAGTCTTTGGGCCTTTTACTTGATTATTCCCTATACCAAAAAGTGGTATAAACTTCTTCATACCTTTGATTGCCTCTTGAAATCTTTTTTCGTTTTCTTGAGACAAAGGTAAGAAGTCTTCTGGGTTTAAGGTAAGACCCATTTCCAACATTGTACTAAGTAGAGAGATATAAAAAGTTCTTTCTACTATTTCTTCTGAGTTTACCATTAAAGTCCTAATCTAATATTTAATTGAACACTTTGATTGCCATTGTCATTAATATACCCATTATAAGTTACCTGAATACCTCCAAAACCACTCATTATGGTTTGTAAATGACCAACACAATTTAATTCACTAACCCATTGAGTAGCAATATTTGAAGGATAATCGGTAAGCCATACTTTAAAGGGTATTGGTTCAGAACCAATACCTCCAGGTAATTGACCCTCTATTGTCTTACTTATATCGGTTATCTTAAATTGTTTTATAAATTTAGCAACTTGAATACCGTTGATAAGGTAGTACTGATAACCCTTTACATTACTAATCTGAGCAGTACTAGTATTTTGACCAAGATTTGGGAATGGTATATTCGGGGTTGGTTCAAAGCCATACTTAGTAGTTCTAGTACCTGGAGATTGAGTTATATTTAAAACTATCTCAGTGTTAGGTTCTTGCTGTGAGATAATCTTAACTATAGCAGTTCTTTCCAAGGGGTCATAGTTACTGGGGTTATGTTCTTGATTAGTAGATTTAGTTTTGATAGTAAGCTTACCTGCGGCATTAGCTTCTCCAATTTCTTGGGTTACCTCTAACCAATCTGAGGAGCTTTCAACTTTCCAATCTATAGCACGATATTCATCTTGAGGCTTATTATCGATAAACTTCTGTTGGTAACTGTATACACCTATTTCTAGGGTCTCACCCCTTTTAGTACCATCGAAAGTATGGGAAGTAGTTTCTGGAGTGATACTAAAATAAGTTCCCCAGGTCTCTACTATTTTAGGAGCGGCCTTTTGTACCAGAGTTACTTCCCTTTCTACACCCTGAACTACTACCTTGAGAACCTGCTCTTTTAAGGTCTGTTCTGTATTTACTGCTTTCGGTTTTACACGAATGGTAGCAGTACCAGTTCCTGATAGTGAAGATATTTCAAAATCTACTGCCATTATATAATCCTCCTTATTTCTTTTCTAACTTCATTACGTATTTCCTTTTGTAAGGCAGCTTTTCCACCAGCAGCCTTAAATGCAGGAGCCCAGAGAGGACGAGGTGGTAAATTACCATCTCTACTACCATACTCTAACATGATAGCTATCTGATTCAAAGTTTTTCTTGAAGTCTTACCAGTATAAGTAATCTTCTTGATTCCAATTGGTAAACCAACGAAAGTTCTTTTCTTACCTTTTACTAAGGTAACTGACCTGGCATATTGTCCAGTAAGATTTAGCATGGTATGGTCTCCATATTTCTTTATGGTACCAGGAGCATGTGGTGGCCAAGATACTCCGGAACCCCTTGGAGGTACACCAGTATTCAAACTTCGTCTTACTATACGAAGAAGTTGATTACCAAACTTTTCTGTACCTTTCGCATAACCCTTAGTTAAGATACTTGGAGTTTTAGCAATCAACCTTTCTGCACGAGCTTGTTCTCGTTTATCTACGTATATTTCTAGAGGACCAATTGGAGTCGATAGTGTAATATTAACCGACTTACTTGGCATAATTCTTATTATTGTTTAGGTTTATCTAATCCCAATTCTTGAGCAATCCTTAATAAAAGGGTTTCTTGGTTAGTTAACCTCTCATTCATGGATAACTTAAATTCTTCGAAATCTGGAGCAGGATTACGAGGTGATTCTGAACGATTATTAATTAAACCAAGAATATTATCGCATTCAGAAACAACTGCCTCAAATTTGGCTTTGTTATTTAAAATATTTAAAGCATTCTGTTTCTGCATTGATACCTCATTAATGATATTATCGAGATTGGTCGTATAATAGGTACCATTATAAATACCTTCATTTACATTAGTTGGTAAATAAATGGTAATTTGAGATATTGAATCTTGTATCACTAATTCGATACTGTTAACAAAACCTTCTTTACCATTTGAGGCCATTGGTTTACTTTCGCCAACTTTTAAAACTCTTGCTTGGTCAAAGATTGGATAACCAGACCGACGATCTTTCTCTAAGGTGAAAATCATATCACCCTTTTGTACTTTCTGAAAAATCAATTCTTCCATAATCATTTTCTATTTATTAAGTTTAAACCGAATGATACTGCACCTGGATTCTTCTGCATGAAGTCTACCAGTTTTAAAAATTGATAGTATCCAAATTGATTAATGAGTACCTGAGCTTTGTTTGCTACTTCTTGAGCAACCTCTATATTTGGAGCAGGTAATGCTAGTTGTATCTTAAATTCGGTGAGTTGTTCTTGTTGTTCCATAATTCCTTAGTTAATGTGTTAAAACGAAAAAAGGAGTACACCTAAAATAGATGCACTCCTTTTTAGTCATCCCGGCAAATTAAAAATTACCGAGCCGGTGTAGTTGTACCTTTTAAGGCAGCCACAACTTGATTGATAATGTTCTGGTCTCTCTGAGCATCTACTACTCGATTAAGGCGGGCAATCTCCTGGTCTTTTGCAGTATTCTCGATGAGACACTTGATTTCCTGTTGGCCCTTCTTGAGGTCACAGCAGCAACGTTCCAACTGAAGAGCCAAGTCAGATTTTACTTCTTTAATCAAGCCTTTGGTTTCACAGCAGCAATCCGACTGTTGGTGTTCCATGTGGCAGAGACGATCCATAACACGGTTGAAGCCTGCGCCCATTTGGTCACGAGAATCTCGGATATCCGAATTCGTTTTGTAACCCAAATCGCAAAGACCTCTTTCCGTAGTGAAACGATTGTTAAGGATTTCCCTACCAACACCGGCAACATCTTTTGCAACTCCACTGATTTCTTGAGTTACTCCTCTGGCAGCATCAGAGATATCTTTATAGATACCTGCTTTTGCTTCCTGAACGGTAGACTCTACCTTCTGAATGTCAGCTTTAGTATCATTGATTTTGTCCCATACAGAAACTGCAGCAGCACCAAAACCACCACCTACCAATGCACCACCCACGGCTCCCCAACCGGAGCCCCAGCCAGAATTACGATTACCACAGCAACAATTATCATTGCAGCCTCTGTCCGCGATTACAACGCCATCGCCAGCACCTTTTACTTCTACTCCCCTAATTGTAAGGTTTTAAAGATTAATACTTAGGTTAATTATACATTAAATACAGAATAGTGTTGTATTTTTATTACCCCAAATTAAATACGTATTCATAAGTAATTGTTGCAGCATTCTGAGTTATGTTGACTGTAAGCTCCCAACCGTCATCATTGTTTTCTGCTTGCCTTAATTTAATGGTACCTGACCTTGTTGATTCTACGGTATTCTCTGTTAAGGTTAAGGTTAACCCATAGTTTCCATTATCACTTGATAACGTTGTAATTGCTACATTTGTAACCCAACTTGGTTTTGAGGTTACAGTTAAAGCTAATGGGTATCTTGTACTTATTTCAGAACCGTTTATTACCTTAGTCTTAAAAGAATAAGCTACATCAACTGTAAAATTATTACCTCCCAAAGCTGATAATCCGGTTCTGGAAGTAGTTCTAGAACCAGTAGGGGAAGTAAATGCCAAGTAATACTTATAAGATACTGAAGCAACTGAAGCAGCCCTCTGAGTAACTGTGATGGTTTTAGTAGTTGCCCCACTATAGGATGCAGTTACTGTACAACTTCTACTTGAAGTACCCGTGTTCTCTGTAGCAGTAAGTACCGTCTTAGCTGAATTCAAACTGAATCCAGTACCACTTGCACTAACCGTAGGTGTAGCACTCTTCGAAGAACCTGCACTTGTTGACCCTGAACTCCAATGGTTGGTAGTAGGTATACTTACACTGGCATAAATATTAACACTACCTCCTGAATTAGAGATAGAGTATGAATTTGCCGATAAACTTATTACTGGTGTACCATCGGTAGTACTGGTAATTGAATTCGCTGCCTGATATACATCAAGGGTTATAGATTTCGATTTACCATTCAGGGATACTGTACAAGTAAGGGAGCCTACTCTTGTTCTAGCCTTAGATGTAGTTCCCAAAGAACTTGCACTAACGGCAGTACCATAAGAAATACTAGCACCAGTTGTAACTGTACCTCCTCCCGTAGTAGAACCATTCCATCCCCAAGTCTGTGAATAACTTGGAGCTGTTGTAAATGAACTCCTTGTTCCTCCTGATGCTGGGATATCTGATACTGCTCCACCACTTACTGTGATTTCACTATAGGTTCTATAACCTGCAGATTGAGAACAACTAATGGTTAACTTCTTATTGGTTTCTGCTTGAGTTAATACTACACTACCCGACTTTGCCGAAGTAGAAGTATTATTTGCCATAGTTACTGAAGTACCAGTACCGGTAACTCCGGTATTAGCCCTGGTATAACTTAAGGGAATTTGATTACCATAGGTATGCCCATTTCTGTATTCCTGTTTATAAGAGGTTACAGTAAATGTTTTTGTTCCTCCAGTTGCCCCAAAAGACAGAGAAGTGGGATTCACTGAGAATGTTTGAGACCAACTTTGAGATGCTGCTGCCTGGGTAAATGTGAATTCCACGGTTTTACCAGATTCAGATTGAGTAGCCAACCCCTTACCAGACCTTGAGGTTAGATCTAGATTCTCTGAAGCTTTCCAAGGCTTTCCATCTGCCGGATTACTATAGTTAGTAATCCAACTTGGTTTACTGTTTATTACGTAATTAACACTAACAGCAGACCCATTAGCTACATTATCCCAATATTTCTGCTTCGTACTGGTAAACCCAAAACCAAAATTAGAACTACTGGGGTTACCTAAAGCATCAAAACTTATACTGGAGTATCTCAAAGTGAATGTATACTTATAAGTTACCTTATGAATATCTTCGAGTTTAACAGCTTCGTTATTACCATAGGAACTAGCATTGGAGATTTCCAAGCCAACGTAACTTTCCCCCGTTCCTGTAGGAGTGAGTGCTAACAATTCAGCCTTGGTAGGGCAGTCGTTACCTGTCTTACCAAGGCCTACTTTAGTTTTGACAGCACTCCATGTTGCTATCTCTCCCATATTAATCTACATCTTTAAGATTTCTGAGTTCTGAGATTTCAGCCTTCAAAGCCTTAATCTCATCGTAAAGAAGTTTGATACCTTCGATTGCCAGAGTAGACATCTTATGGTACTTAACTTGTTTTACCAATACGTATTCTTCACCGTCGATAACAACTGTTTCGAATTCCTCAGGATTAGGGACTGAATCCTTAGTTCTTGGGTCTTCTTCTACGTAGTTATTAAACCCAGCTGCTTCCAAACCTTGTGCAATGGTACCTTCATCTTCCTTACCATCCATGATAAAGGATTCTGTAGGTATACTGCAAATTTGTTCCAGAGTATGGGTTAACGGTTTGATGTTAGATTTCAATCTTTCATCGGAAGACTCTTTCCAGAAACCAGAAGGAGCAGTAGTCTTAGCAAATACTACCTGGTCGGTAGTTGCCAATCCCAACTGGGTTCTAGTTACTGAATGAGGATTATCCTTTCTACCAGCATGGTTATTGATAGAAGTCTGAGCAGCAGTACCAGCAGCCTTAGCATCGGCAATAGCAGAAGCTTGAGCGGTAGATACTGGTTTGTTAGCATCTGAGGTATTATCAGCATTACCCAAACCTACCTGAGCCTTGGTTACTCCATGAGGATTGCTCTTATTGGCAATATGCTGATTTACCTTGGTTTCCAATGCAGTTAAATCGGTATCAGTATTACCTACTGCTTCATCGATGTAAGTCTTCAATTCTGTTCTAAGAGAATTGATGGCATTGGTTCTGTTAGTAATCTCATTTGCCAACCCAGTAACTGTGCTATCCAAGTTCTTCTTGTCGGCTGCGGTCATTACACCGGCTACAGTTTGTGTAGCTGCGGGAATATCGAAAGTATGTTGAGTTTCGTTTACTTGGAAACTACCATCCTCTTTCCTTTCTGTCCACCAGTAACCCAGGGTTAATTTAGTAGCAGAAGTGGTAAGATTAATTAGATTACCTGAGTTCTCCAAATCTCTACCCAAGATATGGTCAGGGAAACTGTTAATCTTAGCCGTAATTGCATTATCTGCATTGGTACGATTGGTAGTTTCTGCAGCTATCTGATTAGGTAAGGTAGTGTCAAGTTTAACTTTATCAGCAGCAGTCATTACACCAGCCTGAGAAGCTGTAGCAGCAGTAATCTGAGAATAATGATCTTGAACATTACCATTACCAAACCAACATTTGAAATTCAGTCGTACTGTACTTGCTTGGTAAGTGTTATTATCAAAATGAGATGCACCATTAGCTTTCAGAGAAGCTACCTGGTCTTCCAATTCTTTACCTCTACCACCATCGAAAGCAGTACCTGTAATTTGCCCAAGGATAAGTACCTGAGCATCTGCCCTTGCAAAGATAGTACCTGTCCAACGGAATTGGTAAGGAGGTTCACCATTGGTAATATTGATATAAATCTTACCTGCCTCTCCAGTGATAGCATTCTGATGAGCAGCATCCGAATACAATTTAATATTCGTAAGTTCTCCAGTAGCAGATTTATCATAAGTAGCATATACATCAATGATGTCATCTACATATGAGGGCAATTGGTTAGCAGGTACCGTACCATTTGCATCGAGAGAAGCAAAGCCATTAGCTTTACCTTTCGTAGCAACAAAGGCATCATGCTTAGCTTCTAGAGCATCAATATTTGCCTGTAACTTATTATCAAGTGCAGTATCTGCTGCTGTTCTATCGGAGATCTCCTTGTCAATCCTTGCACCCAATGCAGTATCTGCATCCGTACGAGCTTTTGTTTCATCAGCTACTGCTTTAGTGAACTTGGTATCAAGAGCCGTATCTGCATCTTTACGGTCTTGGATTTCCTTGTTCAAGGCAGCTGTAGAAGAATTAGTCAAAGCCTCGATTGCATCCTTGCGGTCTTGAACCTCTTGAGCAATAGCATCTGGTAAGGTCTCATCAAGCTTTACCTTATCAAGAGCCGACATAACTCCTGCCTTTTCAAGAGTTACTCTGGGTATGACTATTTTGTTTCTTTGATTGGTACCGTCTTCGATGTTAGTTCTATTACCAATTATACTTACCTCATGAGAAGAAGAAGTAACCTCCGATAGGTTATAATTAGCAAAATGAACCCTATCAAACTTAGTCTTATCAGCTGCTGATTGTACACCAGCCTTTTCGGGAGTAGATGAAGGCAGAGTAATGGGATTCTGAACTGTAGTGCCATCTTCAACATTAGTCTTAGTAGCAGCAATTCCTACAGTAGTTTCATTAGGAGTAACTGCACCCAAAGCAAAGTTAGCGGTATTGATTCTGTCCAATTCTACTTTATCTTTCGCAGTCATGGTACCAGCCTTATCTACTGATACTACCGGTAAATCAAAAGTATCTGTAGTGTCATCATTCAAGCCATTATCCTTAGTTACTGTAACTGTAACCTTATCAGCATCAGAAGCTGCTGAAATTTCGGTAATAGCATTGGGGTCTAAGCCATCAAGCTTAATCTTATCAGCTGCAGTCATAACTCCAGCAAGAGTTTGAGTTGCTGCCAAAAGATTCTTAGTTGCCTCTACATCAGCACCATACTGATTATTCTCTTGGTCTTTAGTAGAAGTCTTTACCTTGAATGTAAGTTGGGTAGCGTTACGAGTTACAGCACTTACATCTGTAACCATGGTACCAGGCAAAGCATCAGAAGTACCTTCCTCAGCTACCAATCTTTCCTCATGGTCATTGGTAATTGCAGTGAACTTATTGTCTAATGCAGTATCAGCATCAGTTCTGTCTTGGATTTCTTTATCGATACGAGCATTGATTTTCTTATCTTCTGCAATACGAGCAGCTTCCTCTGCATCGATATTATCCTGGAGAACTTTATCGGCAGCAATTCTTTCTTCTCTTTCTGTGTTAAGGTCAGAAGTATTCTGGTCGATTTTTGCTTCCAACCTGATATCTTCAGATTTACGAGCAGCAATTTCACTTTCCAACAAATCCTTGATGGCAGTGTAATTACCATTAACGTTATCTTGAATACCCTGGATTAATTCCAAGTTACGTTGGATATTTGCCGAGTTCTGGTTTACCAAAGCATTGGTAGCATTCAGAGAAGTTAACAACTCTGTACGAGTTTCACTAACAAAAGTTCTCAAATCATTTACCGTTGTGGTAAGGGTAGTACTCAAGTTAGTGAAAGACTGTTGCAGGTTATCATCCCCTTGTTCACGCAAGTTCTTTTCGGCAGTAAGCTTATTCTCCAATTCGGTAAGCTTAGCAGTCATGGTTGCAGCGAAGTTAGGGTCATCTCCTAATGCCTTAGCAATCTCTGCTAGAGTATCAAGTACTTCAGGGGCAGAACCAATAATCTTTTGGATAGCTGCATCTACTTGTTCTGCATTCTGGAAATCAGAATCATTGAGTAATTCTGATACCTTCGTAATGTAGTTAGCATGTTCTTCGATGCCATCAAGTTTAGCATACAGAAGGTCGGTAAAATCATTTGCAGAAAGACCCTTGCCATCTACTTTGTCTACCTTCTTATTATCCATTGCCTGGTCTGCAGCAGTACGGTCTGCCTTTTCCTGAGCAATAGCATTATTAATAAGGGTATCTTGATTAGCACGTTCTGTGGCCTCCTTATCGATATTGGTTTGCAACAGAGTATCACCTGCCAAACGTTCGTTCTTCTCAGTAAGGATATCCTGGTTGATAGCAGCCATGTCATCCTTGTGATTCTGAAGGTTGGTATCAATCTTTGCCTCAAGAGAAGTTTCCTTGGCAATTGCCCGGTCTTTCTCTGTATTGATTGCAGTGGTATTATTCTTAACCTGCTCTTTGAGGTCATTCATAGCAGTCGTATTGCCTGCCTCTAGAGTATCAATACGAGCTCCCAATGCAGTATCAGCCGCAGCTCTATCCGTTTTCTCTTGGTCAATCTTGGTATTCAATTTACCTACCTCTGATTCCAAAGCTTGCTTGGTATTATCCAATTTAGCAGTGAATTCTGTAGACAAGGCTTTATCGGCAGCAGTACGGTCTGCTACTTCTTTATCAAGATTTACCTGAAGAACTTGGTCTGCAGCTGTTCTCTCAACACGTTCAGTGTTAAGGTCGATATTTACATTATCGATACGAGAACTCAAACCACTATCAGCATTGGTACGGTCAACGATTTCCTCGTTAATCATATCCTTAACTTCCTTGTAGTTATCACCTACAGTCTTGGTTAAGTTAGTGATGGCTTCTGAGTTTCTTTCGATATCATGCTGATTAGTAGCGATAGCAGTAGTATTCGCATTAACCTGTTCCGTAAGTTCATTACGAAGAGTGTTAATAGAATCTTGAATACTTAAAGCCAATTCTGAAACACGTTTGTTTACGTTATTCAAACTTACAGTGTAAGCCTCATCAGCAGTCTTTCTGTCGGCAATTTCCTTATCCAAGCTTGCCTGGATTGCGGCATCTGCATCTTTACGGTCTTGGATTTCCTTGTTCAAGTTATCCTTAACTACATTAAGAGCAGTATCACCAGCAGTGGATTTATTGTCGATATATTCTTTCAGTTTAGTTTCAAGAGCAGTATCTGCAGCAATGCGGTCTGCTTTTTCAGTAGCTACCTCTGCACTGTTTGCAGCATCACCAGCAATACGGTCTTCCTTCTCTTGGTTAATCTCCTCGGTTAAGGCAGCTAACTTCTTGGTGATAGTTGCAGCGAAGTTAGGGTCATTACCAAGAGCATCGGCAATTTCCTTCAATGTATCAAGTACCTCAGGAGCAGAGCCTACAATTTTCTGAATAGCAGCGTTAACTTGCTCTTCATTTTGGAAGTCCATATCATTAACCAACTCAGATAGCTTGGTAATGTAATTGGCTTTCTCTTCAATACCGTCAAGCTTAGCTTTGAGAATATCCGTAAAGTCATTCTTAGTCAATGAATAACCTTCACGTTTATCTACCTTCTTATTATCAAGTGCCGTATCTGCATCTTTACGAGCCTGAGTTTCAGTAGCAATAGCTTCCAACAGTTGAGCCTTATCTGCTTGACCTTGGAGTTTTACATCCTCAATCTTATGGTCCAAAACCAAATCCTGAGCAGCACGAGCAGTAGCTTCGGAATCAATATTATTCTGAAGTACTTGGTCTGCAGAGGTACGAGCTTGAGCCTCTTGGTCAATTTTACCTTGCAAGGCATTATCTGCATTAGTACGGTCAGCTACCTCTTTAGAAATTTCATTATGAAGAACTTGGTCCTCAGAATGACGGTCTACTGCTTCCTGGTCAATCTTACTCTGCAATGCTTGAGTATCTGATTGACGATTAGTGATTTCCTCATTAATCTTAGAATCCAGTACGGTATCTGCATTGGTACGATTTGCAGTTTCTTCAGCAATCTTTGCCTCGAGTGCAGCCTTGTCATTGATATGAAGAGTCTTAAGGTTATTTACACTTTCCTTAATCTCATTATCGGCAGCGATACGTTCATCTTTTTCCTTTTGAATAAGGTCCTTGAGTTCTTTCTCAAGTTCACCATTATCTTGATTTACCTTATCTTCAAGGTCTTTGATGTCTTCAGCATTCTTATCTACCTTCTTCTCAACTCGGTCGATTTCAGCTTTTAAGTCTGCCTTAACGGTATCAATCTTCTTATTGATTTGGTCTAACCCATATTCTAGGTTATCCTGAACTGCAGCTACTGCAGCACCCAGAGCAGCTTCTGCTTCCTTAGCACGACTTACTTCCTCGCTAAGAGAAGTACGAAGCTCGGTAAGTTTATTTGTGATAGTTGTTGCAAAGTTGGGGTCATTGCCCAAGGCTTCTGCCAACTCCTTAAGAGTATCAAGAGCATCATCAGCACCATCAACCAGGTCACTGATTGCCTTCTTAACATCCTCTTCAGTTTGGAACTTGAGGTCATTTTCAAGCTCTGAAACTTTAGTGATGTAGTTTGCTTTCTCCTCGATTCCATCCAACTTAGCCTTAAGCTCGTCGGTAAAATCGTTTTTAGATAAGCCATAACCTTCTTTCTTATCTACCTTATCCTTGATAGAAAGTACGAAGGCCCAGAACTCATTAATAGTTCCGGCAAAGCCAGCACGAACAAAGTCATCATAGTAACCTTGTAACAACCGCTGGTCAATTTCTTCGCAGGTATAATACTTACTTACATACATATTTTTAAAAATTTAAGGATTAATTACTGCACGTTGACGACCCAGTAAGAATTCAGAGTCGATATCTCTGAAGGGTTCTCCTTCTGAACCACAGAAAGCATTCTTTGGTACATCTGGGTTTTCTGGGTCTACATCTCCACCGTCCTCAATATCTCCCCGTATGCAAGCATAATCAGGAAGCCTATTTACCCGGAACTTAATTACCTGGCCAATACCAGGATGAGGTATTATCTTATCCCAAATATCCCCGAAGTAATCTTGAAAGCAGGTGACAAATTTGTTTCCGGTCATCGATTGAAATGCCGTTACATCATTGCCATTACCTTTCATTTCAATATGAACTCCAGAGGTACCGTTAAGGATAACCAAGTTACTATCAAACCAAATCCCATTGTTGGTAGTAATTGGTGTCCACCTCAGTACTAACATCTTTGCCATATACTTTATTTTTATTCTACAAATTCTACTTTTGTATCTCGGTCTCTCTTTAGGATAACCATGAAAACCAAAGCCTCATCCTTAGCTTGAGCCGTTTGAGTATCACCTGATGGCTTATAAACTATACCGTTGATTACAAACCTATCTTGTTCCCAATTAAAATCCCAATAACCCTCCGGTGTAAGATAACCGATTTGTTCTATATAAGATTTAGAAATTAGTATTGATAAGTTTTCGTCATCCAATTCTCCAGTGATAGTTGCCTTGTTGATAGGCCAGTTTCTGAAAGCATTGTAGTAACATAATGCTTCGATTTGGATGTTATAATATTTAGGTATACTATCCTCAGCATGGCTGAGAAGTTGGTTAACGTTTTTTGCCCAAGTGATTGTTTGTCTACCGGCATCCCAATCTAAGAAGTCAGTGATAATTTTCTTGTACCTATCCCAAGAGCGGTTCTTTACCATTCTCCAGGGTTCTTTTGTCATAACTCAGTAAGGATTGATTTATTACCACCTTTCACAGGAGTACTTGGATTAGGTCCATCCAATACACCTGGTTGCCTTCGGTTAACTACTCGAGGAACTACGATTCGTGATACAGCATCACAGAACGGCAGGTATATTTCCAATCTTGAAGCTAACATACAAAGGTTCTTTCTTAATTCGTCTATTAAGCCACCTGGTTGCATTGCTTGAGAAAGTGTTTTCCATAATGAGCTTGCAGCTTCTGCCAGAGTGTCATAATATTGAACTTCAGTAGGCCCAGTAGTGATTTGTTTAATCCTATCACCTCGGGCAAGTTCGGGTTTAGAAGTACCATCACCAGTTTGCTCTTTGGTAGATGTAATTTGACTTAGGTATTCGGAAGTACTTGTCAATAGATTAAGTATCTTCACATTAAGAAAGTCCCATGCTGCCAATTCCATTATTAATTGGTTTTCTAGTGCTTCATACCATAATTCATCAGTATATTTATCTGGTGCAATTGTATGGTTTACTAGTGGTCCAATATAATATTGCCATTTAGTGATGTATATAGATTTCTCTTCCCTGGTCATACCATCGGATATTTCTGAAGGTATGTAGTAATCAATTAAGTTATATATTGTATCGGCTAATGCCGTATGCCCATAATCACAAACTACCAGAGTCTTATCTACGGTAAGGTCTAAACCGGCAGAGTTAGTTACGTGTAAGGTAACTGTATAAAAACCGGGAGTTTCATAAGAATAGGAAACATGTCTTCCACCATTGAAAACCTCTCCCTTATCATCGCCAAAGTCCCAGTCAAAAATGGATTTGGCCGGGACTTTGGATATGACTCTGAATGAAACTTCCAGACCTGACGTAACGTACAAAAAGTCCAGATTGTTATTCATATTAGTCTGTCTTATGTAATTTTCATATATTACCCTTTAGAAGAGGATTCGAATTCTTCCAGCAAAGCCTGAATAAGTGTTTCTACTGTATCATCTTTCTCGGCAACGATTTCATGAAGACCTGCTACCAGTTTCAGTTCTTCCAGGGAATAGCCCTTTGCAAGTTTTTCAAGAGTCATGCCTTTCTTGAACTGAGCATTCAGTCTCTTATCCAACTTTTCGATGTCGGCCTCTGAATACTTTTCGATTTCTGATTTATCAGCAATGATAATCAGATGGCCAGAGGCAATTGCCTTCTGAATCTTTGGTGCACGGAATTGACGACGAGAGAGTTCCTTGTCTTCTCCTCTACAAACGGTAATACCAGTTGATTGGTCATGAAAACTGTAAGCTCTTGGTCCCACAGTTACTGTATATTTATCTTTAGCCATATTTCCTAAGATTTAAAAATGATTAATGATTAAAGAGAGGATAGGTCTTTTTAGTTACCTACCCTCTCAGGGAATTTATATAGATGAAACCGGACGTCCCTTATTATTCTAGGTTAACCATCAAATATGGGTCTACGTTCATGAACTCGGGGAAACCGAATTCTGAGAACTTCTTGTCAGCAGCCAGCAACAGAGTTGCATCCTGGTACATCTTAGAGAAGCCAGTAGTCAAGCTTGCATAGATTGCCTGAGTCTGGTTAGAAACGATTCTTTCAGATTCAAGCATCAACTGACGAGCAGTAAGCTTAATCAAGGCAGCAGATGTATCAATTAACAGCAACTGTTGGTCGGGTGTACCCGGGTGAATGTAGAAGTCAGCATTCTTGGGAACAGGAGACTTAACATTCAGGGTAGCTTCTGTAGTACCAGAGTGACGATCCTTGAATTCCGGCAAGTTCAGCATTTCGATTGCCTGGTCTTCACCACCAATCATAGTTTGGAAGTTACGTCCCATACGAGCAGCACGTACCCAAATATGCAGAAGGTCTTTGTAAGTGATACCATTAGTTGTTTCGTATACACCGATTACCGGGGCAGACTCAGAGCCATCAGGGTTGTTACCATTGATAGCAACGTCCATAGCCAGAGTATCCAGAGCATAACCCAACTGAACACCAAAATCACGAAGGTAGATTCCCAAGACATCGAGCGAAACATAGTTACGAACTTCATCAGTAAGTTTGAAACCTTTTCCGATTTTGAAGAGGCTAACTGATTTCTGTCCGAAGCTAACATCACCCAATGGGATAGTTTCTGCCTCATTAACCTTTGCAGGGGCAGCATCCGACATGTTAACCATCGGCATGATTGCTTGTAAACCATTGATTGGTTGGTCAGATGCAATGATATTTGGATAGAACGGAGCCTGGCGCATACCCAATGTGATAGCAGCACGGATGATTTCCGGAACAATCCAACGAACATTCTGTTGGGGCATTGTAAAGATGTTCTGCATCGTGTCCACTTTTGGATTGATGCCCATCTTTTCAAAAAGTTCATCTTCTGAAATACCCCATTTACCGGTAACCAATTCTCCAAAAGTTACCTCTACAGGCTTCTTGTCCTGTGAACCGGAACGAACAGCTTCCAAGCTTCTTACCATTTCCGGCAGCTCATTCATAAAATCTTGAGCCTTCAACTTTGTAATATCTATTTTATTTTCCATAACTTCTTTTCTCTTATTTGATGAGTACTTGAATTACCTCATTTGCCTCTTCTGCTGGATTAAGGGCAATGAACTGGGTTGAAGTTGCTTGGTTAGCTTTTACGAATCTATCGTTAAGCAATTCTCCATCGGGAGTTACATAGCCAGCTTCGATATTTTCGTTTGATACCCAGTTACAAATCATGTAACCTTCCATAGCTACTGTTACCTCTACCGGGAAATTTCTTTGAGGTTGATAAGCAGGGTTAACGTTATCCGTTACTGCTACACCCAAATAAACTTGAGTAGCTGTATCAGTGCAAGGGTAAATCAAACCTTCTTCATTCAAAGCCACTGGCATACCCTGTACGATTTTCTCTCCAGCTTTAACATTGAAAGCCTGGTGCAATTTGTGTGACTCACTTTTGTAAATCACCGCTCTCGGGGTTCTTTCCCCAAAGAGAGTAAGTTGCTGAGGGTCGTTTACGATTTTAGTTTTTTCCATAACGCGGATTATTTATATTAGTTATTTGATTTTGTTTCGATACAAGTTATCGATTACATTCTTAGTACTCGGAGATTCTGAATTCCGTTGGGTATCAGTACCCTGGGTTCCAGTTTTACCCTCGGTATCATCCTCAGCAATTGAGGAAGCACGGTTGACGTCCTTAGAACCACATTTTGAGCAAGTGAGAGGGAACTTCTCTTCCAAGCGAGCTTGGTAATCCTTGGTCAAGGAAATAAGAGTAGTAATACCAGTAGTCTCGGCATTGAGCATCGTAACGATTGTCTCATCTACCTTATCACCCATCAACTTCTTGTAGGTTTCTACGGCATTTTCACGTAGAGAAGCAATGTGATTCTTTCCTACGGTTGCCATTTCCTTCAAGTTAGCTACTTCGGCATTCAAGTTGGTAATCTGTTCCGTAAGAGAAGTTTTCTCTGTAGTAAGATTATCTACCGAAGTTTGCAATTCGTTTCTGGATGATACCAAAGTCTGAATGCAGGCAATTACATTTTCCTGATTCATCTCTTTACCTTCTTCCAGGGTAAGCATGTTATCCCCAAAAAGGCTTTCAAGAAATTTTTGTAATTCGTTCATGTTATCTTTATTTGAATGATTATCATTGGCATCATTATCATTAAAAGAACCCCGAGTATCGTTCTTTTCTTGATATGATGTTAAATCTGATTTATAATCAGTAAAGAAGTATTGCTTCGATTTATCATCTCGGTATTCTTCATAAGATGCCCAAGTTCTTTTGGCAAAGGTTGGGTTAATGATTTTACCATCCGAGCCAATTTTCTGGGCAAATGAATCAGCACCATGTGAAACCAAAGAAGTTTCCAGGTAACGAACTATCTCAGTAACCATTCTACGTACCATCACTCCCTTAGAGTCATAAGTACCCAGTTTCTGATAAAATTCGTTATCTTCCATTTGGGGATGGGATTTATCCCACTTAAATTGTACAGTAACTGAATTACTATGAATTGAAGGAGGTTCCATAAGGATGCCTCTAGCAATTCTTGGGTTTGCCTTACCATCGATTTTCAGAATACCGTTGATACCAGCGGGTATAGTAAAGCTACCGTCTTTATAGGATTCCTGCCACATTACTTGTGATACAGCACCAATAGCATTACCGATGTTGGTTTCATGGTCACAGTTTACTGTTTGACCAAGCAACATCTTCATAGAAGCCTTTAGTACTCCATTCTGACCAAAGTCTGTCGGGTTCCAATTCTTAGATACAATCGTTTCCGAAAGTAATCTGAACATAGGTTCAATAAACTCTTCATCTTTAGGAGTTAATTCTGATTTATCCAGGTTAGGGTAATAGGTATTATAATCTATATCCCCTCCCCAAAATCCAAATTGAGCAATGGAGTCCGGTGTAGGATTCTTCCATTTATAGTAATTCTCTGAGAAAGTCTGGGCTCCCACTGCTTCTGGGATATACCCAGCCATAATGGTATGGCCTTGACCTATCACCATAGAATCAAGATGCTCTTTGTTTTTCTTTGTAAATTTACTCATCTTGCTTTAGTATTTTGGTCTCCTCGAGAAGGAGCCGGGTTATTCTTATCTCTTGACCTACGAGCAGATTGGTTTTTATCATCTTGCCTTTGTTTCTTCTTAGTTCCTTCTTGTGGGTCTATATTACCTCCCTTAGCAAATTGGTCCTCAAGTGAAACTCTTGGTTCTTTCTCATCAGGAGAATCATAACCCATTGCCCAAGCATATTGCTCTTGACTAATGATACCAGCCTTATACAGTAAGTCAAGGTTCTGTATCTTATACTGAAGACCTTGTTGGATTTTAACTTCATCAGAAACTGTAGAAGTTCCCCAATCAATCTTCATTCCCTTATTATTAAAGCCTGCCAGACGTAGTTCTAGAGAATAAAGTCGGTCCAATACATAAGCTACAAGCATTTGGATATTTTTTAACTGGCTAATCATCTTAGACAGCATTATACCAGTTGCACCTTCACCAGTAGTAGATGATACCCCAATGATAGAGCCATTAACTCCCAACCCATTTGCTACAGATTGTTGGTTCATATTCCAAGGCTTCTCGATATTACCGAGCTCCTTAGTAGTAGAATTTAGTTTGAATTCATGGTCATCTATGTAACCAGCAACTACCCCATCCTTCATACCCTCTTTAACATTACGTTTAAGGATATTAAGTTCATGGTATAATCGGGATTCATAAGCTTTTATACTCTCATTTGGTCTTTGTGGAGATTTCTGCATCTTAGCTTCTAAGAAACCAACCATACCACAAATCTCCATGATATGTTTGAAGTTAATCTTCATATCATTTTGTCCTTTGAGAGAATCTAATGCAGGCATAAATGGAGGAACTCCATAAGGTTCATCGGTATCATTGAACATACCAACATAGAAGTAGGTTTCTGGGTTAAGCTTAATGTAATCTTGTTGCTTAACAAAGAAATTTATATTCTTTTGGTAAGGAGCATACACCCCATTTAATTCACGTTTAAACTTGATGTGTTCTGGCTTAAGGAATAATACAGTAGCCAAACCATCAAGCTTATCATTTGGTACTCCTTCTACGGATATTGCCCCACTTACAAGAAGTTGAACAATCATTTTATTAACTAAACCATCTATACCAGCAGTATATCTGGTCCATCCCTTGGTGGCTTTCTTAAGATGTTCTCTCATCTTTGAAGCCTCTTCATCGGTATTATTAGGGAAAGTTACTGTATGACTGGTGTTAGCTAACTTAAACATATCTTGCAATGCGATGCCCATATCTGGATTTACTTTATATAAATCCCGAATTAAAGGTATCACATCAACACGAAAAGAGGGTTCAACTAATTTAGTCAACCCTTGTAATGATGTAATTAAGTTATCGCTATCATCGTCAACTGAAACCCTACCAGGCGAAATCGATGTGGCAGGCTTTTCCTCTTTATTAGAGGATGTACCATTCTTGGGAGGGTCCTTCTTACGTCCCCAACCCCAACTAAAATTGAAGTACTTTTTCATCTTGGTTGTACGATTACGTTAGTTTTTCCTTTCCTTATGTGATTACATATTGCTTTTCCAAAGATATCATCATCGGCATATACATCTCCTTCAAGGTCTACATCTACAGCTGAATTGTTAGCCCTATGTTTACCCATTGCAACAGGTCTACCTAAACCATCATAAATGAAGGTATAAGCTTCTTGTACAAAGAATGGGTCCTTAATGATTACGTGATCTAATCGAATATCTTCTTCCAAGTTTTCTATTATCACTGAACGATTCTTTTGGGTGGTTAACCAACCAGGGGATTTATCCATTTCAGGTCTACTTTTACCTTTTTTCTTTAGCATCTTCTGGTAGTAGTAAAGGTTAGGGTAGCCTTCGTCTTGAAGCTTAGAAGTTACTGATAAACCAACGTCATTGGATTCTGGAGCTATTACTGCCCAGTTAAACAACTTCCCAGTATCACCAAGTAACTTAGCATAAGCCCCCACTGCCATTCTTCCCTTATATACTACTTGTTCTTCTCCTAGCTTATCCATACAAGTAAATGAAGAGTAGTCAGAAGCTCTACCAGTTGAAACGTCTGCACCAATGAAATATTCTTTATCTGATTCGGGTTCACAGAATTGTCGGTATTGACCATTAAATCTCTTCTTAATAACTGGGTAATCACTAAGGCAGTCTTCGATAGCTTTAATATCTGCTAAGTCGAAGACTGTATTACCAGATGATAAGAAGTCACCATCAATTTCTTGTGCAGTTCGTTTTGCTCCCAGAGCAGAAGACATTTGGTTATACCAATTGATATCTCGTTCTGGGTGCATTTGCCAGTATAATCGAATTGGGTTAAAAGGATTACCTCCTGCAATGGCATCTACCCAAGTTGAGTGATAGAAATTACCAACTCCATAGGGAGTGGAATTGACGATGGCAGCTCCACCAGTGGAAAGAGTAGGGAATGCAGCAGCCCAAATTTGAGCAGCCCATCTTACTACTGCTGCCTCGTCAATTACCAGAAGAGAAAGGGATTCCGAACGACCGGCTTCGGATGATGTCGGAATTGATTCAATAAATGACCCATTATCAAATTCTATCATGGAAGCAGAACCGTATTCTCCAGCTCTACCATTGATTATGGGAGTTTGAAGGTACCATGGAAGATTCTTGTACATGAACTTAATCTTCTTAAGCACCTTCTTAGCAGTTGTGTCTTTGATAGAGATAATGTTTATCTTTTTGTTGGGATGGTACATCGCCAACCAAAGACAGTACATTGAAATAAGTTCTGTAATTCCTGCCTGACGGAATTTGAGAATGATATTGAATCGTTGGGCAATGAAATTGTAGAGAACGGATTTCTGAAATGGGTATAAATCGAATCTTACCTTTCCTCTTACTGGATGTATCACATAGCAAAAAAGGCTAAAAAAGAAAACATCACTAGAAACTCGGGATAAGTTTGATAGCTCTTCTCGAGTTAAAGTAGTTCTAGTTTCTGAGATAGTCTTTGCCATATCTAAAAGTTATACGTTATTTGAAATTCGATGTCAGTACCCATCCCTGATTTTATCTTCGGATAGTAAAAGGTATTGACTCCGAATTTGTAATTAAATCTCTTAGTCTTGATTGAAAGACCAGCTCCCATATCGAA